CCCTCCTCAAAGTCCTGGGCAATGGGCGCATCTATTAATTGTGGTGGCAGTCGATCAAGCTCTCTTAGGGTTCTTATTTCTCCCCGTGCTCTGGCTCCTACCGCACCACTTTCAATGTCATTAAATATATCGGAGACTCTTTTAAAACCAGAGGCTCTCATTGCCGAACCCATTGATTCAAAAAATCCAGCTATCTTGTTAAAGATGCCCTTTGATTTAGGAGGCATTTCGGGCTTATGGCTTCTTGCCCTAAACATTTCAGCAATGCCTTCTTCTACATAGAACTCTTCTTTTCTCTGATCTGAAAAACCACGCGTGTCTTGCTCAGTTATAGCTTTAGCTCTGTCATAAAATGTTTTATTTTTAAAAGCTGCATCGTATGTTGCAGGAACCTTTCTTTTCTTAACCTGTTTTCTTAAAAATTGATACTCTGGTTCCGTCATCAAATCTTTATTTCGGAAAGCATGAACCATTTCGTGATCCAATGCTTGAGCCAACCTATCAAGTATTTGCTCTTGTGAAGCCATGCCATCAGGATTAACCGCATTTAAAGACAAAAAGATGATATCTGTTTCTCTGTCGTACTCTCCTTCTGCTGCTCCTGCGGCCTCGGTAGCTCTTGTTTCCCTTGGATCAAACTTTATCTCGCCATCTTTTGTTTGAACAAGATTGGTAGTTGAAAGAATATCATTGCTGATCACAAGTCCTGTTTCTGACAGACCTCTTTTGTCTAAGACTTTCTTTAAATTTCTAGCAAAAACATTTGTTCTTCCTTCTTCAACAGCTTGTTTAAAGTTAATAACTTTTTTATCTATTTCTTGCGGAGGAAGAACTTTGCTTTGTCTTTGTCTTTCTTTTTCTACCAAAGATTCAATGATATTTTCTGGCAATTCATTTTCTTGCCTTAGTTTTTCACCAAACTCTTCTGGAGTTTCGTTAAAGCCTTCTGCTCTTCTAGCAATATCAAACTGATGGTTAGGTCTTATTCGGTATTTATTTGTTCCTTTTATTTTTTCTGCTCTTCCGCTAACAACAAGATCATTAATAAACTGTTGTGTTGCGTTTGTATCGTCAGCAGTCACACCGTCATTCTTTAAATCTTCAACGCTAAAATCAATATTTTGACTTCCTCTGGTCGCAACAAAATTAGCGACATCTTGTGCCGTATAGCTTCTGGGTCGAAAATCAGGAAAGGAGGTTTGAAAGTTGAACTTAGGCAGGGAGTGAAGCCTCGCTAAAAATAGTTCTTTAACAGGGCGTTTTGCGTTTTTCCAATCCCCCTCATAACCAGTCCATTGTTTTATTGCGTATCGAACTGCGGGGCTATTGAAATCTAAGTTAATATTTTTAGAGGCAGCTAAATCTTTAATGTACTTGTTGCTTACAATGTACTGCGCTGGTGCGCCTTCTGATGTTGGTTCTTTTTTTGTAAGAGCAGGAATTTCTGCTTCTTCAGAGGCTTGAAATACCGTAGCAGTCAAATCGCCTAAAAGCGCATTGTAATCTTTTCGATTTAAAATGTGTTTAGCTTCCGGCATTGTATAAGAAGCTTTCAAAGACAGATTATTAAATTGTTTTCCTTTTTTTCTTTTTGATTCTATGTACTTTCGTACTTCAGTGAGGCGCTCCTTTTTGTTTTTAACCATCTCTGAATAAACAATTGGCTCGCCTTTCTCTAAACTTCTAAATCCAGCCTCAAACTTTTCTTTTGCAAATAGTTTTTTTTGATCGTCTGCTAGTTTGCTATCAAAATTAATAATGCTTTGTAAATTTATAGAAGAACTATTTACATCATTTATTGTTGATCCTATGGTTTTAGCGGTACCTGATTTTGGCAAGCCCAAAATATACGCTGTGTTTTCTATTTCAGCCGAAAGTTTTTTACGCTCGTAATTCGTTTCTTGTTCGTTTCTAAAAGCAAAAGCTTTTACCTCGGTGTCAAATGATTGAAGAACTGGATTTTCTAAATTTTGTAAATCAATTACTGAAAATTGTTGATCAGCGTTCTGTATGACTGCGAGTTGAGGGCCAGGAATAACACCTGCTGGCGTATTAATACTGGGCAACTCAGTGATGGGAACATCAACAACCTCTTCTAACGATTCCTGCTGTTGCGCCCTCTTAAACTTATGCTCTTCTTGAAGACTGACTATGTTTTCTCTGGCTTGTTTTTCTCGATCATATAGACCTTGCCTGCCCCTGCTTCTCCCAGACATGGCATTCACACCAAGGTCAGCAAGCGCACCGACTGCGCCACCAATAGTAAACTCGTCAAAAATACTTTCGCCTATTGGCAATTCATCGCTGTATAATCCACGAGCAATTAGGTCTTGGGCTAAACTTGCACTTACTTCTTGCAATCCTTCTTGTGCACCACTTCGTAGAGCCGAATTAATCTTTCGTCTTATGTCGCTATACTGTAAAGCATTCTTTGGAACACGCTTAAACAGATTTAAAACTGGCGCAATTTCTGACAGCCCGACTATCCCGCCTCCAAGCTCTGCAAAGGTTTCAGCAATACCGCCAACATCTTCTCCTAGCTCTCTAGCTGCACTTACCCTGTCTGCTTGTTGAGAAATTCCACTAGGAAGTGCTAATGCCCCAGGCACAGCATACATTGGGTCTTTCATCCATGTTTTCGGGCTACGAAGCATCGCTTGTTGCCCAATGCCCCTTGCGCTCATTAGCTGTCCAACTTTAGCTGCACCTAAAAATGGGACAAATGAGCCTGCTCCCTCACCAAGCTTGGTTAGCCACTTATCACGATAAGCAGGGTCTGCGGCTAAAGACGACTCAGTATTTAGATAATCTTTAAATTGTCGCAATCCCTGAACAAAGTCGCTGTCATTTCCAATATCAAATAAAGACGCAGCCCCCAAAGGAACATCAGCAACCAATCCGATAGCACCTCTTGGTATGCCCTTAAGGGTTTCTGCCGCTTGACCTAAAACGGTAGTTTCATTTATATCTACGCCATAATCTCTTTTAACTGCGGCGGCTAACTGATCTCTTTGATCTGGAGCAAGATCGTCAGGTACTGTTAATACCTTCCCGTTAGGCAAATCATATTTAGCCATTATTCGACTGTTGCTCCAGTCGAGTTATATATGTCCTTGTTTAGATCGCCTAAATCAATACCCTGAAGCTCTGTTGCTCGTTGAAGTAACAGCATATATTGCCTATTAAACTCTGCCATATCTTCTGCCGAAGCTTCGATCATGCCTTCATTAACACCTTTCTGATATGCGCCATATCTTTCCAACAGTTGATTTAATCGAGTCGCTGGCATTTGCTCTATTTCATTTTTTATTTTATCTGTTTGCGCTTTCGCTAAACCAGCTTGTATTTCTTGGAGAGCTTGAGTGTTTTCTCTTGCTTCTTTTTCTGTCAATCTTGTTTGCATATCAGATGCTAATCCAGCCAATCCTTCACCTAACTCACTGGTATTTCTGGCTGACATAATAATTCCACCAAGTTTAGCCATATCTAAACCGCTAACCTGATCCATATAAGAATCAATTTTCTTAGCTACTTGTGTTTGACCATTACGTCTTTTCGCCGTAACTGTAATTTCTTTTAAACCATCCTTGTTTGAATCATCCTTTACTTCCGCATCTTCGTCAGATAGATACTCTCCTACAACTCCTGCCCCTGATAATCCCACGCCAACAGTTGCTGCCCTTCCTGGCGCAAATTGTCTGCCAGCAGAACCTTTGATTACATTACCAGACTTATCTATATAACCCAGACGCTGCCCAGAAATTCCTCCTGGCCCAGTGGTTCCCCTTGTTATTGTTCTCGGTTTTGTTACGGTTCCCTTTGCTATTTGCGACCCCTTTCTTCCCCATTCTGCAAATTTACCCGCCCTATAAGCCTCCCTTGCTGCTCTTAGGCCCGTAATCGCTCCTCTAATGCCAGCCCCTCCTATCAATCCAAAACCTGGAACAAAAGTAAGCGCATCCAATGCTGCTGTTCCATAATTAAACTCATCATCATCTCCGTAATATCTATCTTTTAGCCAACCCGCAATACCTTCGGAGCGTTCTTCAGCCTCTAAACGCTTATCTAACATTCTTCTTCGATTTTGATAGGCTACTGTATCGGTATCTGGTTGATCTGGAATCGGAGATTCAAGACGTGCTATTAGAGGTGTTAATTGTTGCCTAATAGCCGGATTGCTTAAATCAATCGTTTCATCAACCTCTATTCCCATAGCATCTGATAAATAATTCGCATAACTAACAGGATCATTGTCATCAGAAGCAGGAGCAAACCTCTCTGTAAGACCAGAAAGAGTGTCAATGCCATGATCTCTTCCATAAGTATTTAATAATATATCTCCGGCTCTCATTCCATCTTCTGTAGAATCAAAAATAGAAAACCCGCCTTCATCCTCTCCTATCTGACCAACCCAGTCGTTATTAGGGTTATATCTGATATTCATAGGATTGTTATTTCTTAAGCCTCTTGAAACCCCTTGGTCATCTAAAGCAGCCAGAATTTGTTGTAAATTCATTCCTGTAGTATCAATATTAAAAGACCGCGCTAAAGCAGTTCTATCTGGTATAGAAGTGTATCCCCTATTTTGAAATCCAATTCTATCGTTAACAGAACCGCCTTCTTTAAATCTTTTCAGAAACTGTAACCCGCCGTACCCTTCTCTGGGATTATAGTTAATTGAAAACTCACTATTTTTTCCTAATAAGTTTGGATTGCTGTATCGAAACGTTCCGCGTTTACTTCGGATGTCTTCAATAACAGGAATATTAGAACCTCTCATTAAGTAATTCGCTAACTTATCCTCAACTGTGTAGTCTCCCTTTACGATATCTTTCATGTGATCGCGTAAACCTTTGGTTTTTCCGCCATCTGACATCATTCTGGTAGAAGCAGGCATGGGTTGCGCTGAAGAGAAAGCGTCAGTTGTAGGGGCCAGACCTGACTCAGGCGCACCCATACCTGCTAAACCTGTAGGCTGCATAAGCTCTGCAACCTTTTCTTGTGCGACAGTAGTTTGTGGCATTTCATTTAATGCCGCTTGATATGCTCTGTCGTTAAGAGTTCTTCTTTGTACTTCACTAATAACCAAAAAGTTAGGGAACCTAGAATTAGGGTCATTAATCATTTGAGCAAGTTGCTGTTCGGGAACGTACTCAAGCTCTTTTGCTACTTCTACTAAATTTGCCATTAGACTTGCCCTGCCCCCCTAAGAAAACCTAACCCGCTTAATCCTGCCCCAAACATAGTCTGGAACAACCCTGGTTGTTGCTGGTATGTACTTTGTACCTTATTTGCTGCCACCGGAACCCCTTGTAACAACTGGCTTAAGTAGTTAAGTTGATTTCGAGTGAAGTCTCTTTGATTAACAAAATCCTGATAACCCATATCCAAACTAGCCTGCTGTAATGCTCTTTGCTGCCTTCCTATGCCTTCTAATGTTTGCATTCTTGAGATGGCATCTTGTTGTATTCCTTTGCCTGACTCCATAAGTCCTCTCGCTGCGGCTAAGTTATAACGACTGGATAAATCAAATGCATTTTGCCTAAACTTCTCTTGTGCTTGCCTTCCTGCTTGTTCAATTTGTTCAGCAGTTAAACCAAGTCGTGCTGCTTGCTGCATTGCTTGTTGTGATTGAGCAAAAGCGGCTTGATTGAATTTTTCTTCCGATTGTCTTGCTTGCTCTTGAGCGCCATATCGTTGCAATCCGTATTGCCTTTCTCTCGCAAGCTGTTCTTGTGCGCTTTGAAAACCAGCTTGGGAGCCTCGCATTTGTATATCACCCATTTGCTGACCTAAATTACGCTGTCTTTCTGCTTGCATAATTGCTTCACGGAAACCGCCCAATCCACCAGACTTAGCGGCTGAGTCCTGCATTTGAGCAGCAGCGATATCAGACTGTCTTTTTGCTTCTCTCTTCTCAATATCAATTACATTTTGTTGATACGGAGACATAAATCTCTGTATATTTTCTTCATATTGTTGCGGAGTAAGCTCGCCTGCTCTATAGGCTGAATCTATGGTATCTCCTGCGTATCCAGAGCGAACATCACCTTGAGTAAATTGACCGCCTATCGTTCCTTGAGCACCGTAACGCCGAGAAGCATCAGTGTATTGTTGTGGTGTTCCCGCCATGCCAAACCCACGCCCCATTGCTTGAGCAGTAAGCTCATCAGGAGAAAAATACGATAAACGCTGTCCTCCATAAGGCTGATAGCCCTGCAAAGCTTCAGCCTCGCCCCTTTGCAATAACCTAGTAAAATAAGGTTCAACATACTCAGGAAGATTAGAACTAAATACTCGTTGGTCTGCTGGTTGTACTGAGCCTCCTCCAGACATTATTTATTCTCCTCGAATCTTATTTCAAAATGCACATGATTTGATTTCCAGCTTTTGTCTTTTTTGCTAGACCAATGCTCAAAACCTTTTCTTCCTGTGGCTTCCATACCATGACATCCCGTTTGTTTGGCCCATCTTGTTAAGATAGGTCTTGAAATTTCAACCCAATCTTCCATGTTTTTTCCAGCTAACTGCAAGATATTCAACATTTTTAATCCGGTTGGATAAAGAGCAAAATTAGTAACAAAACATCCTTTTATTTCGTTATCATTTTTGTCGTAAGCAATCCACAAACCGCACTCTTGATCTACAAGTTGTCTGTAAATTGTCTCAACAGTATGCCTTCCCCCAGAACGCCTACATGATTTATCCAAATACTTAACTATGTAATTCCAAACCAAAGGAACATCAGCAGGTAAAACCGCAGAAACCTCGATCATGCTTTCTGTTTTTTGTGCTGCCATGCTCATGCAGGCATTACCTTATTAAGATCAAGCATTGGAGGTTGAGTGGTTCCTCCGGTCTTTGCTTGCCTTACTCTGTCCATCATTTCATAAAGTCTATTTGATCCAGCGTCAGAGCTTCCATCTCCGAGAGAAGAAACTACATCAGCAGGAACAATAAACTCATCCTGTGATACGGCTATTTTTTCATCAGCACCTATTCTGCCAGGAATATCATCAGCCATTCCGCTTTGGCCTTGTCCTTCTACCAACCCTTCTGTTTGGGCATCGGGAACTAATGACTTTAATACTGAGTCTCTAAGCTGTAAAAACATCTCAGTTCCATACTTAGAGATAAAATCATTTACTACTTGCTGATTGTCTGTTTCGCCCAAAATAAACTGTATGGTTTCTTGGGTTACAGGGTCTTGCATTAAATCGTTTGCTTGCTCTGCCGCCTGTAAAGGAGCTTCTGTAACAGGACTTTCAATCATTCCTCCAACAGCTTTTTTATTCACTTCTTCTTTTGTTTTAGTGTGATATCTATCCCCACGAAAAGTAAATTCCTCATCTCCTTTACGCCTCGCTTCGGCAAAACTTCTATCAAACTGCTCCCTTATACTTTGGCTTGGTAACATCGGCCCTTGCGGTTCCATTGGTTGCAGTTGGCTTACTGGTGGCGTTCCTTTATCTGGAAACATTCCTCCAAATCTGTCTTTTAGGTACGCGCTAACTTGATAAGCATCAGGAATATAATCAAAAAATGTTCCTTTTAACGGGCCTTCTGGCTGATAATCAACAAATCTTTTTTTATTTCCAGTATCTCCTCCCTCTGCAAAGCCTTGATAAATCCCTCCTAAATTGGGATTACCATAAAACCCTGGAACTCCTCCAGGGTATGCTGTGTAGTAATCTCTTGAAGAATCTTTAGATTGTACTACCGGAGGTTGTACTACCGGAGGTATCTCTGGAAGATTTGGGGTTGGCTGATATACAGAACTTTGCTCTAAAGTACCGTCTGGCCCAACAATATCTCCTGCACTAAAATCAATTGGCGGCACTGTTCCTGGCGGCAACATTGGCCCTACCATGCTTCCTGTATCTACATTAGTTATCCCTGATGTCTGTCCAGGTATATTCACTGATGGAATTTGACCCTGAAACCATTCGTTCTGAGCTTGCTTAAACTCTAAATTACCGCCGTCCTCACTGGAACCATAGTCCGATCTCTTCGGGTAGTCTGAGTAATCTAATGTTTGCATTTGATCTGCTGAATCAAAATCGGATACATATCCTTGACCGACCCCAGGAATACCAGGAATTAAATTAGGGGCAATTCCCCCAAGAAAAGCTCCCTGAGTTCCTCCAGGAGTAACAAAAGGTAATGGCTCGTCATATAGCACTGGCTCTGATTCTGTGGTTGTTGGAGATTCCGTTGTTGTATCAACAGGTATGTCATAAGACATTCCTTGAGGTAATGGCGCTGGCGCACCTTGAATTAATCCTTCTGGTGCTGGCCCTGTATAAGCAGCATAGGGGTCTATAACTTGAGAAGCACCCATAGACATTGAAGGGCCACCATAACCCCCCCTAGTACCCATATAATCATCAACAGGTTTTGGAGCGCCTCCTTCTGTGAGTCCTGTTGCAGGCTGATTCAATGTGCTTGGCTGGAAATACATAGTTTCAGGTTGAAATCCTGCCATGTAATCGGGGTTTACAGCATAAGCTTTTCTTGCAGGAGCAAATCTTTGCGCTGTTCTTGTGCCTACTATATTTCCTTCGTCTGTGATACCAGGAACAAAGCCTCCTGTAGAAAACGCATTAACCCCTTGGCCCATTGGATTGCTTAATAAATTAGCATCCATCTGCAGCCCTTGATCTAATTCAGTCATACCGCCTTGAGCGTAAAGACTGACTTCTGGATTCATTAGAAAATTTTGTCTTCTGGATTCCTCTTCTTCTTCTTGCCTTCTAAGTACGTCTTGATTCCAAGCTTCTTGAGACTCCATCATTGCAGTAGGAAGCATTCCTGCTGTTATAGGAACTAAAGCCTGTGGTTGAGATATACCTGCCGCTAATGCACTACCCCTATCTGCTAAAGACATTCCTGAAGCTGGAGCAGTGTATGTAGTGGTAGGTATATTATTAGGGGAAATAAGTGTTGGATTGGTAAAAGCCTGATTTAAAGGATTCATTACACTATCATCAACAGTAGGATTTCCCGTTAAAATATCCAAAAAATTCTTACCAGGAGTTTGATCTATAGCAGTTTGCATTCCTAAATTCCCTGCTTGGGCTCCAGATCGTTTTATTAATGCGTCAGCACCCGCAGTTCCTAATTCACCCGCACCTGATGCCATATCTGTTGCAAGCTTTTCTCCTGTAGCAGCAGTTAAAGCTGCTCTTCCGCCTTGTAATGCCTGCCCAATACCATAGCCTGTTAAACCTGCAAGCAATCCTTTCTTAACATCTCCTGTTGCTGCCCATTGTGCAAGCCCTGAGCCTAAAGCCGAACCCGCTAAACCTGTTAGCCCCGATAAGGCTCCAAGACCACTGGCACTAGCCATCGCAGGCAAAGCAAAAGACCCTAATAATGGTGCCAAGAAAGGTAGAAACGCTTCAGGTTGTCCTGTCTGGGGGTTAACGGTTATAGGGGCTACTTGTGATAACCCTCTAACCTCTGCCGGATTAACGTGTAACAACATAGAATCACCGTATCTTCCTTGTGACGCTACATTTTTTACTTGTTGATCTAAATTCATAGTTTTGCCTCGTTATCTTTCTTCTAACGTTTCGCAACCAAACATATTAAAACTCATGTCATTGGCGCTTGTGTAAACTTTAACGACATCTGCTTGATTTAATGTCATTCCTATTATGATGTTTAAAGAATCATTAGCAGCTACAGACTTGTCATAGTATAAATACTGTTTGTCATCTGCCCCTGCTCCTGCTACATGAACACTTAGTCTAAATGTGATTGCTGAACCTGTTCTGTTTGCCGCTACTATTGAGCTAACAGTTGTTTGAGTCATGTCTGGCACGGTATAAAGCGTTGTAGTTGTTGTAGCCGATGGGTCTAGCTGTCCTAAAACTTTTAGGTTATCAGCCATGTTTAACCCCCATCAAAAGAAAATGATTTCTTTTTGTGGCTTTTGACAACACAGTGTCTTTCATGTTCTGCATTCTTGTAATTCTTACATTAATGTCTTCTATTGCTTGCTCAATAATTCTTCTATTAATAGCTTCTTGCGTTTCGTTATATTCTGGAGGAGCAGCAGGCAAAGCAATTGATTTAATATCAGCCATTATCTTTTCCCATCCGGCCTAAGCTCTAACCTTAAGTCACCAACACGCCATCCATATTCTGTACTGGTATTAGATATTCGTATTGCAGCATGTCTGCTTCTGGCTCTTGTATTAGTGAACGTAGACTCAGGTGTTACATTAACTGTTTGCAGGGTAGAAAGGCTTTGCAAAGGATAGTCCCTTCCTTTAATCGTATAAGTAACGGTATCGCTTGTTGAGTATTGATCTCTAAATTCAACATCTGGTATTAGTTTAGAGATAAACATAAATTTTTCACCATCAGGATTAAGATCGAAGTCACTTGATTCTATATAGGCAGAAAAATCACTCCCATCATTAGAATGTCCTTTTTCCTGATTGTATAAATAATTGGTATCACTATTGGCGGTTTTACCTGCTGCTAATGGGTAGTCAAGAGATAATGCCTCAATCCATGCCGTTCTAGTAAACCCATCGTCAGTAGTTCCAATTGCCCATACATTTTCTAAATAATTGTAAGAAACGTAACGATTTACTTCCGTGCTGTCTTTTGATGGATAAAACCAAATAACCTCATTAGCCCCCTCTATAGGCGCTCCAAAACACTTAAATTGCTGGCTTAAGTTTATATCTGAAAAAACATGGTCTAAAACCGTACAAGGCAATCTTTGAACAGAACCTGCATAGACATAAAATCCGCCTCTGTCCATAAAAAATACTTTATTATTAGCACTAACGGCAGCGTTAGGAGAAATCAACGATGGCCCAGAAGCGACTTCAGTAAAAGAATAAATAAATGGCGCTCCGACAAACCTCATTGAGGTTATTCCTGCATCTGTCCAGATCAATATTTCCTGTCTGGTTTGTATAGCTCCTATAATAGTTGAGCCTTGCGATAACAAAACCCCACCCGCCTGATTAATCGCTGTGGGAGTCCATGCTGTTGCGCTTTCCGTATCTGACCACCTCACCAACAAAGGGTTAATAGTTGATTCCCCAAGGCTATTAGAGCCAAAACAAATAATATGCCTGTCTACATCCGATACCAAAATTTGCAAAGCAAGCGTTGGAACATTGCTGGCTCCAGATAAATCAGAAAAGGGTATTGCTCTTTGAGTCGCTCCTGCGCTTTCATCCCAATAATAAATTCCACCGCCTCTTATATTTGATACAAGATCGTCACCAAAGTTATCTTGCGACCAAAGACGTAATTGACTAGAAGAGGAAATATCGCTGACAGAACCCCATGTTCCAGCGCCCCATGTTCCAGACCCGTATCCCGTTCCCTTTACATAAACATCAAGGCCAACATTAATTTCATAGGTTCCATCTACAGCCGAGCCTCCATTTCCAGAATCACTGCTATTAGCTGTTACTGTTGACCCAGACGTATCTTTTGCTGTTATTTCATAAGTATTAACAGTAAGAACTCTATCTACTATGTATTCTTGATTTAAAACAGCAGCAGTAACGTTTCCCCCTAAAGAAACAGCCTGAGCAAATGTTACGGTATCTCCAGCAACGGCTCCATGAGAAGAGTCTGTGGCGACAACTGTTGAAGAACCGTTAGTAGCTGCAAATGTAATGCTGTTAGTAGACGTTTTTCTTATAGGAGTAATATTATTAAAATCATCTCCCTGCATGAGATAATATTTTAAATGAGTTCCTAGCCCAACATAGTCTGTTTGGCCTTGATCTCTGTATGAATACAGACTTCTGCACGTTCCAAGAAACGAATTAGTTGTATTTTTTTCCCATCCAGCAATTCGTTCTGGTCTTCCTTTTCTAAACCTTACTTTATCTGAGTCAAACCAGCCGCCTTCATTGCTGTAATTTGTGCCTTCCTTATTGACCCCTGGTTTAAATACATATTTAGCTAAAGGCATTTTATATCTCGTACCATTCCTTATCCTGAAACAATAAAGCTTCAGCTTCTCTTCTTCTTGTTAAGCCGTCAAGCACAGAACCGCCTGCTTTATTCCAGCGTTTTATTTGAGCAGGAACACCGTTATAGTCCCCTTCATTTAATACTTTTAACAAGGTAGAGCTTTTTAAATTAGTTGGGCCTAAGTTATATACCCAAGAACAAAGAGCATCAAATTGATTTTGCTCTAAATCCACTTTAACCTGATCGTTTATATACCCCTCATATTCGGGCATTTCTTCTGCGAGCCAATCTTCAGCCTGTTCTTTTGTGCAGGAGTCGCCCATTTTTACATTTTTTATTCTTCCGTAAGCAATAGTTGGTATCCCTACAGCATCTTCATAGGCGTTTAATTCGCACCCTTCAAACTTCTTTATTAAAGACAAACCTTCTTCTGATATCTTCATATTACTCTGTCTCCGAACTAGAAGTTGTTGTAACAATTCTATAATACACAACAACCTCTTTAAGCTCATTTATGTATCTCCTTAACTCCTGCATATTGTAAGCCATTAACTCATAGTCAGGAATTGACATAGCTACAAAAACCAACTCTCCTTGGTCGATTTCTACTCTTTCTAAAAATTCTTCTAAATTAGCCTGAGAAACAACATACCAATAAGGTTCTTTTAAATCTATTTCTCTTGGCATGACAGGCTGAACAATAACCCTGTCAACGGGCTTTGTTATAATTTCTACTTCTCTACTCGGTATTAGGCTGCAACTGGATACCAGAATCAAGACTATCAATGTTCCTGCTATCTTCTTCAATGCTCTCAAAAACTTCTTTTGTTCCATTATTTATTCTCGGTTCAATTAACCCAGGTCTTGCAGAAGCTAATTTTGATAAATCGTGCCTTCGGAAGATATCTAAATATCTGCTCATTTCTGCTTCGATTTCTTGATTTCTGGACTGCATTTGCAACAACCCGTTAGTTTGCAACTCGAAATCGTTTTGCAAGCTTTCTATTGCTTCTTTTTGTTGAGCATCCCTTACTTCATATGCCTGATTTAAAGCAACTAAACCTTTGTTTTGATTATAAAGAAACCCCGAAATAGCCATCAAAATAACAACTATACCCACCAATATATTAGTCATCTAAAATATCCATTGTATATATCTTTAATGCCTTTGCTTTTCCTTTTACTTTTATAGGCTCTAGTTCTTTTAATCTATACCCGCACAATATTTCTGTAGCTTCACCTATTAATAAATCTACTTTTCGTTCTTTTGTCGCACTTTCCATTCTCGAAGCCATATTTACGGAATCACCGATAGCGGTAAAATCGAATCGTGATTCACTGCCCATGTTCCCTATTACAGCCTCTCCCGTGTTAATTCCTATACCTATAGCAACAGCAGGTAAGCCTTCTTTTTCAAGCTCTGAAGTCAAATCAGACATATTTTGTATAATATCTACGGCACAATTAACCGCAATATTGGCATGATTAACAAGGTCTAACGGAGCATTAAAAATCGCCATCATTGCATCGCCTATATACTTATCGACCATTCCTCCGTGCTTTTGTACTGCCTTTTGTTGTGCTGTGAGGGCTTTGTTCATTATGTAAGTGACTTTTTCAGCAGGAAGTTGCTCGCTCATGGATGTAAAGCCTCTGACATCAGTGAACAGAAAAGTAGCAACCTTTTTTTCTCCTCCTAATTTTAGTAATTCAGGATTGTTTTGTAAGCGTTTTACCTGTCTTGGGTCTAAGTAATGTTCAAATTGCTTTTTAATTTCAAGCCGTAACTTGTATTGCTCTCTAAACCTTAAGTAAAAAGCTGCCGAAGCAATAACGAACTCAGAAATCAACGTCCAGGTTACATCTACCAGCAAACCCCTTTGTATCAGGGCAATCCCTAAATATCCTGTTCCTACAAACAATAAACCAGTTAATGATATCCCCAGAGATATGCCAAAGGCATTAATCAAAACAGCCGTTAAAATAACGCCGACAGCAAATATTAATATTTCTGCGGCTAATGCCCAATTTGGTATATAAGGACTATTCTCTATCAAAATACTTTCTGCCAGAGCAGCCTGTATTTTATGAGGCTCTAGCAATTTGTTA